GTCGTATTTATACGTCCAGCTGATATAACTGGTGGTATACCTATAAAACCATGAAAGGTCATGTCATCTGCTGCCGCAACGGATAAATATACAGGAATTTCATCCTTTTGAGCATCAGAAGAAAAACTAATATCTATCAAAGCCGATGACTGATCGAAAGTCGAAATTCTAGACTTATCCCAAGGAATACAGATATACACAGGAGAATAGAAGGGAATTTGAAACTCAGCAAAACCCTTTTGCTGAATCAACTCATAGGCCGTTGGCGACATAATAGAAGCAAAACGTCTTGTGCTCGAAGTAAAACCAGGAACTAGAGCGTCCAAATTTGGAACATCTGTAACATCTACGAGTCTGCCGGAAACTAAAGTTACGTCTTTATCAGATGTGTATACCTTAAATCTCATTCCTCCTCTGTAAAATGCATACATTGCACTCACAAAAGAAATGGGAGTTATATTCATTGAAAATTTAAATTGGTTAAATTTACCTGACGCAGTGACAACCGGGGGTTCGGCTCCATTGTGATAAAACTTAGCAAAAGTTAGATTTGGACTTCGTAAATAATAGGGAGCTGACCTGGAAATAACTTCAGATTTCAACTTAAAATTAGACAATTTCTCAACGAAATTGAAACGCTTAATTAACTGCCTAAAATTCTCAAATACCTCTCCGGAACACAACATTCTTGTATCGACTCTGTGAATGTCAAGCATACCATGTGTTATAGAATCTGGAATCAACCCTTCAACTGCTGCGGAGCGTGTTTCAGACGTTCCAGCAACGGCAAAGGGTCCGGATTGCTGTCTTGCCCTGCCATGTTGTCGATCTCTTAACGACAATCTTCTCTCCCGTAAACTCTGGGATTTACGTTTTCCTTTTTCAACAGAAAATGGAAAATAACCAGCCCTACAAGGACCTTGGACTTGAAAATCATCTCCAGCTCTTACCTCGACAACACACTCTATCTCAGTTTCAACAACCGCAGCCGATAAAACCAAAGGTGTTATTGGCTTAACTATTAATTTACCTGTAGAGCAAGGGCCATAATCTGCCCAACCATTTACAGGTACTGGCGTCATAGGGTTCTTCGCTCGAACAGTTTTCCACGGCTGCGGGGAAACATATGGTATGCTTACACTAACTTCTGTATTTTCCCTTAAATCTACAACCAACCTATAAGTATAATCTAACCTAGACTTGTTTGCGTCGACATAATTAGTGAACGGATGAAAACTTATCTCAACACGCCCACTATGAAAATCTGTCTTTACAAATCTAAAAGTATAGACCAGTGAACCAGTCCAATACATAAAACTAGAACTTATATAATTTAAAACAGTAGGTTGTAACTCTTTTAGTTCGGTTTGTATATTCTTACATTCAGTTTTAGCGTCTCCGGAATCTGTTGGGGGTGTTATTATACGGAGATATCCTGGTGCAAAATAAGTAGGAGTAACCCAAGAATCGAATAGCACATCAGTCGACTTAGATGTTGTGGAGTATTTAAAATAAT